CGTTCGCGACCAGTAGGTCGGCGGTGATGACATCAGCGGCCAGGTGGTACGTCTGGATCTCGTTGTCGCCGATCTGGGTGCGGACGATCTTCGACAGACGGATCGGGCCTACTGTCGTCGAGGTCGGACCGTCACCGTCGGCGTCGAACGGGACGGCCCGGAAGTAGTAGTCCACGCCCTGGGCCAGGGGTGCCCCGCTGATGGCCCGAACGGCTCCCACGCCGCCGTTCTCCACCACGCCGACCTGCACGAACGGTCCAGCCGGATTCGTAGAAACGAGGACGCGAACCTGTACGGGGTCCGCGTTCGTGATCTCGCTGAGCCGAACGGCCACAAAGTCGGTCGCCGCGAACGCTTCCAGCGTGGGAGCGGTCGACGGCGGGTTGCCGTCGGTGAGGGCGGCCGGCGGGATGGTGGTGTCGGGATCGATCAGTCCGCCGTCGAGCACTGCCTTCGCCCGGTCGACCGACACGACCTCCCACTCGCCGTACTCGTCCTCGCGAACGGTGACGGTCTCTGCGTCGGCAAGTACCTCAGTGACGCCCTCCTCGGCGACTGTCGCATCGTGCGTCAGCCGGACGCCATCTAGCAGCGTCGGGACAAGGTGCTGCGGCACCACCACGTCGTCGAGCGCCTCGCCAGTCTCATCGAGGATCACTGCGGCGGTGGTCACGTTCGACAGGGGCAACACCCACGCTTGCAGGCCGTCCTCAAACGCGACCGCAGTCGGCGCGGCCAGCATGACCACGTCCGGGGCATCAGGGTCGTCGTCATCCGTCGACCAGCCCGTGTACACCAGCACCGTGTCGCCGACCTGCATCTCGCCGCCGGTCTCGTCGAAGTCGAACGCGTCGTACACGAACAGGCTCGAGACGCCCACAGCGTGGTCGCCCACCAGCGCCGTGCCGACGCGACGGGTGGCGATGCTCGCGACCTTGCCGACATCCTGCATGCTCACCGCCTACGCCCCTTCCGCTTCGACCGCAGCCGCACACGACGCGTGTTCTTCAAGGCGCCGATACTCATCGCCTCCCCGTCGCCGCGCTGCACCAACGGGAGGGTGAACTGGTTCGCCCGGATCCGCACGGACACGTCACTGGTGTTGACCTGCAGCACATCCCACGGCTCAAGGTCGGGGATCGGGAACGTCTCGATGTCAGCCACGACGTGCTGCATCAGGGAGTCCTCGATCATGCGCTTGCCCACCTGGTAGCAACCCGCATCCGTCTTGATGTCCGGGTTGTTCACGAGCGATTGACCATCGCCGGTCAGATGCAACGGCTGACCATTGCGACCCAACTTTTTCGGCGACAGGGGGTGCGAGGCCGGCGCGGTCACCACCGCCACGGGCCGCTTCTTGCCCTTCGATGGCTTGCGACCGGTCACCCGCGCGTAGTTGATGATCGAATCGTCCACCTCGTAGGAGATGCGCGGCTGCGACAGCAACAGTTGCCCGTCGCCCAGGCGCAGCGTCAGAGCTGGCTTCGACGGCTTGCGTCGAGCCTTCGCCACACCGCGGCCGTCGTAGAACAGCACCCGATCGGCGGCGGCCTGCAACTTCCACGCCTTGATCCACAGCTTCGAATCGCGCGCCAAGGTCACGGATGTCTTTGAGCCGCCCGACGGGATGTCGATGCGACGTCTCGTCTCCCCGGCCCGCTCCAGCAGGCTGCGGGTCACCTGGAATCGCGTGCCCTTGAGCACCCCGGTCCGCACCGACGAACCGAGCGCCCAGACCTCCTTGCCCTGGCACTCCACCGACACGTACTCCGCGTCGCGCTCCAGGTCCACGATCGGCCCCGTGAATACCGGCACGTCCACCCACCCGAACGAACACCGCACCGAGTAGATGACGCGGATCATCCGGTTCAGGTAGAACGCGTTGTCCGTGGGCGTCGTGTCGTCAAGGGCGAGCCGGCCGAACGGGTCGAAGAACACCAGCGACGCGGTGCGGGAAATCTCCACCGAATCGCCGTCGCGCTTCGGGGTCGTGACGTCAACCTGGCCGTCCTCAAGCGACTCGGTGATCGTGCGGACCACCTGATGCTCAGGCGTCAGGATCAGGCACGTCACCTTCATCTCATGCGACCGGCACAGCGTCGCCCGGAACTCCTTGTAGCGGGCCGACGACAGGCCCAGGGCCAGCATCAGCCGACCACGATCATGTCGAACTCGACTGGGACAAGGTCGTCAAACTCGGCCCTGTCGCCAGTGACGACGTTGTAGAGCTGAACCTCAATCACCGTCGTGATGAGCATGGCCCCGAGGGTCACCGCTCGACGCGCTGTGAGTTGCCGCCAGGCGGGCAGATCCGTCGCGAGGATCGCGGCCTTCACGCTTCGACGATTTGGGCGAGAGCCGGAGCCCGTCGCGATCATTACGGCGCGAGTGGAGCCTGCGCCGGCGAAGATCGCCACATCCTCGTCGGGCGTGAATGACATCGGGTCAGGGTCGCCGTCCTGGCCCCACATCTGCACCGCGAGGTCACCAGTCTTCGGCCCGTAGATCCAGAGGCCCTCGACCTCCAGCACGCCCTGCTTCGTGACCGGGTTCGCGGTCGAGGCGCCGCTCTTTGTCGCCACGCCCCACGTGTGCTGCTGCTTGGGCCGGGCGCCACGGTCCTCGTAGCGGTAGAACGTGCCACTCACCCGCAGGTCGTCAGCGTCCTCCACCGCGACCGTCTTGCCGTTGCGGATGATGACGAACTGGTCCGGCGCCGAGCTTGTCGTCCATTCCAGACGCGCGAACGGACTGCCGTCCTTGACGTCCAGGCCGGTGACGTTCGACGCGCCCGTCGTGCCAAACCCGAACGTCCTCGACGCCTCCACGTACACCGGGTCATTCGGTGTCGCCGCCCGCGCAACCTCGCCCCACACCCGCAGCACCGTCGTGTACGACTGGCCGGGAGTCAGCAGCAGCCGGTCCCGGTCAGGCATCGTGTACGACGTCGTGGTCGAGGTGATCTTGTTCGACGTCCACAGCACCTGCGTGACGTCCGCCGGGTCCATGATCCAGACCTGGAACGCACGCTGCGTGTCACCAGCAACCGCCGGCGCCCACGTCCACGACCACGACGGCGTCGGCGTGTAGACCGTCGCCGTCGGGTTCGTCAACGTCAGCACACCCTTGGACGTGCGGCGAAACGGCTGCGGCGCCGAGAACGGAGACCAGTTGCCCGCAGCATCCTGCGTCCGACCGCGCCAGTAGTACACGCCGGTCGACGTCGGGATGTCAGTCGTGGCCGTCCACTCAGGCAGATCCGTCGGGAAGGCATCCGAGTCCTGCTGCAGCGTGCCGAACGTGCTCGACGTCGACACCTGCACCTGCACCGCCTGCAGGCCGTCCTCGCCAGACGGGTCCGTGTAGTCCATGCGGAACGTCGGCCGGACGATACTCACCGCCTGCTCAGCCGTCGGAGAGCAATCTGTCGGCGCGTCAGGAGCCTCAGACCACTCCACCTCGAGCGAGGCCATGTACTGGCCGATGTTCGCGTTCTTGGAGTAGAACCAGATTGGCGCCGACAGGTTCGACGTCACCCGCACGCCGTAGAACGACGCGCCGTCGGCGACTTGCTGCATGAGCGCCTGAACGTCGAACTCCCACACGCGACCATCGGTGGCGCTGTCACCCTGCGTGCGAGTCGCAGTCGCCCCCGTGCCGAGTGGACGGTTCTCCCACGTCAGCCCGGACTCGGACCACGCCTTCGTGACCCGCTGCACCGCGAGCGTCCGACTGCCGCCCGTCGCTGCCCCCTGCTGATACAGACGCAGCTTCGCCGACAGCACCGTGACCCCGTTCGGGAACGGCCGCCCGAAGAACAGGTACGCCGCGCGGGGAGTATCGCCCGTGTTGACGCCCATCTTCCCAAGGCCGCCGTAGTTCTTGTCAGCATTGCCCGACCACACCTGCGCATCGGAGACGACCGTGAGCTGGTTCGTGGTCATCGGTTGCCCCGTCCTGCTCGCTTGTTCCGGTCCTGGTACTTGGCCTCGCCGTCGAGCTCTGCCTTGACGACGCCGGACACAAAGGTCCCGAGACCATCGGCGCCGATCTGCACCTGCGCGCCCTTCAGGGACGCACTCCAGTTCCCCGTCACGCTCGGCGGCATGGAGGCGCCGGCGCCGGGCGAAGATACGCGGACAGGGTTCGCAGCAAGACCACCGTCGGCGTAGCGGCGCACGTTAAGTCGGTCGAGAACCCCGAGACGACTCGCAGCCTCCATCAGCACGCCGACGTTGCGCTCCTTCATCCCGGGCTTGCCCGAGATGTACGCCTCCCAGTTGGTTTCAGGCTCGCCCCACTGCACGACGCCCTGAGAGCCGGCCCGGATCTGAGGGGTGCGGGGAACGGGCCGGCCGTACTCGTCGAACCCGCCGTCCGCGCGGGCCGTGACGCGCCCCTCCCAGAAACCGCCGTCCGCCTGACGAGTCGTCGTGCCGCCAACCACCTTGATGCCGATGGTCTTCTGCGACGGGAGCGCGTTGATTCGATCCAGGACGCCCTGGAGTGCCGAGCCGGCTTCCGGTGCGCCGTACAGGGTCACGCGCGTCGAGACGGCCGGCGGGATGTCGAGCAGCTGGTCCGCGAGGCGCTCAGCCTCGCGCCGCGCCATCCCCATGCCCGTAGCCGACTGGATGAATGCCCGGCGAGCCCTGGCTGCACCCCCTGCAGCACTCTGCTGTGCTGGCGTCTGTGCATTCCACGCCTCGGCGAGGTCGTAAAGCAGCCCAAGGTTTGTGCGGCCCGCCTCGGTCGTCTTGTCGACGCTGTCAGCCCCGTCGCGCGCAGCCTTCGCGGCCTCGTCGATGGCCGCCTCGTAGGCGAGTTCGTTGTCCAGCGACTTGAGCACCTCATCGCGTCGCGCGTTCAGTGCATCGATGTTGTCGAGCAGCGCCGCGGTCTGTTCACGCGCGGAGTCGCTGGCGTCCGACATAGCGTTCTCAAGCCCGGCCTCAGCGATCTTCTGGTCGTCCGCCTCGCGCCTGGCTGCAGCGTGCTTCTTCTCCAGATCACCGAGCTCGCTGCCCGCCTCTGCCGAGGACGTCGTGAACTTGTCGACGATCCCAGCCAGCCCGCGGGTCGCCGTGTCTGCGCTCTGCGCGTTCTCGGCCCACTCGGCGATGCGCTGGCCGAATCCGGCCTCGCCCTGTTGCGCCTTCTCGATCTCCTCGCGCAAGGCCGCCATCGCCGCGTTGCGCTGCTCGATCGTTCCGCCGTCGGCAGCACGGTTCGCTGCGTCCAGCGCCCCGGAGAGCTTGTCAGTCGAAGCGGACAGGTCGCGGGTGATGCCGACGGCCGCGCCGGCTGCGGCGCCCCACGGCCCGAACGCAGACCCGGCCAGGGCGAGCATCGTCGTGTTCGCCAGCCCGAGACTGTCGTCCAGGTCGGACGCCGCGAACGCCAGAGCACCCATGCCAGCGGCCACTTTGCCCGCGCCACCGAGGGCCGTGAACAGCCGATTGATCGGCTCACGTCCAGTGCGAGCGCGCTCGGCAGCGAAGTCCACGGTGGTTGCGAACTCGCGGTACGCGCCACCGAGATCCTTGGCCTGCCGAACCGCGCCGCCGGCGCGAGTACCCGCCAGCAGAGTCGCGAGCGCCGACCCGTTCGCCACGTTGTACAGCGCGACTGCACGAGAGATCGCCGAGATGCCCGCAGCGATGCCGATGAGCACAGGGCCAGCGTCGGAGTCGGCAATCAACGCAATCCCGTCAGCCAAGATCTCGATGATCGGCAGCACGGCGGCGCCCACAGGTGCGGCGGCCTCGGCCACCTGCAGCAGGGCATTGCCGAGAGCGCCGAGCGTGTCCCAGACCTGCGGGCCAGTCTGGTCCAGGTAGTCCAGGAACTCCTGGAAACCCTGGGTCTCGTCGACCGTGCTCGCCCACGATGCGAAGTCCTGCGACATGCGCAGGAACGAGCGCGAGAAGTTCGCCGACGTCGGCGCGAATGCCATCCAGAGCTGAGCGAACCCGTCGGCGAGGTTGCCGACCGTGCGGCCCATGTCCAGCAGCGTGGGCTTGGCTTCGGCCTCGAGGAAGTTGAAGAACTCTTCCCAGCGTGGCCCGGCCAGACTGGCGCCAGCCTCGGCCCCCAGTTGACCCAGCGCGGAGGCGATCTCGCTGACGATGCGCTCAGCCTGGGGCGCCTGCGTCATCAGCTCGTCGATGCCGACCTGCAGGCCCGGGAACAAGCCTTCCTGGGCGACGTCCTGCAGTCGCTGCAGTTCCGGGCGGATCGACTGCAGGTACGCCACGAAGTCACGCCCGGCCGGACCAAGCGAGTCCATCGTCTGCTGCAACTTCTCGAAGTTGGCCGTGGTCGGCTCCACCTGGAAGTCGTTGACCGCCTTGAGCGCCTCGCCCACGCCCGAAAAGGCCAGAACAGCAACACCCGCAGCGCCCGCAGTCATCGCAAGCTGATTCGACAGCCCGGCGATGGCAGGCACCGCCGCCGTGGCGATCGGCACCAGAGCGGGGCCAATCGCCAAGATCGACTGCGTCAGGTTCGCCGCACGGTCCGTCGAGGTGTCCAGCTCCTTGCTGAACGCCTTCGTCGTGGCCGCTGCGCCAAGGAGAGCGCGGTTAAAGCGACTAACGTCGCCATCCAGGACAACCTTCACGGACCGGTCAGCCATTGAGCACCTCCCGGTATCCGTCAGCAGCGACTAGGCTGCGGCGATGAAGTTGATGTTTGTGTTAGCCGGCGCGCTTCTGTGCCTGGGCGGGTGTTCTCAGGCCGCAGAGAACTCGCCGCCTGAGGCCACCAGCAAGGCCACGCAGATGACGCTCGCTGAGGCTTGCGTCGAGGTATCGGCGCTTGGCAAGGAGCAACCGATTGAACAGGCGGACTACGCGCCACTGCGCGACCGCGCTGCGGACCTGGTCAAGAGTTCGCAGCCAGAGGCGAGGGCGGTGTTGACGCGACTACGCGACGCCTATCAGCAGGCGGTCGACTCCGCCGGCACTGATTCAATGCTGGAGGCTCGGCGGGCGGAGTTGGCAGCGTTTGAGAGCCTGGACTCTGCCTGCGAAGCGGTCGGCTCACCCCTCGGCTGACAGCGGTGCCGCCACGATGAGACGGCCGTCGGTCGGGCTGGCCTGACCGGGCTTCGGCTCGACCTTCTCGTACCGCTTCTCGAAGTCGCGCTTGATGATGTCCGTTGAGGCGCAAGCGAGGCAGATGAAGTGGTGCACGTCCATGACGCGCCCGCCGTGCTCGTCCCAAGTCACGTGACGCTGGGACTCCTTGACCTCGACGAGCGTGTCGAAGTTGCCGCACGACCTGCAGCAGCGATCGTCGTAGCCCACCTCGGCCAGGTACTCGGCGCGGAGCCGGTCGTCGAACTCCGGTTCACGTCGGACGACCGTAGTGCCGATGACGCGACCGTCCTGGTCGCGATGCTCGTGCACCTCGGTCGGTGACCAGCCTTCAAACGTCCTGAGGCTTACCCCTGCTCGGCGCGCTGCTCGGAGTCGTCGCCTCGCCTCTGGGTCATCAGCGAGACGAGCGACTCTTTTGGGAGATTCAAGTCCTCGTTGTTCAGGCCCCACGCTTTCGACTCAAGCTTGAGGTACTGAATGCGCGACGGATTCAGGGCGCGGAGACGCGCCTCGCCGACGCGAAGCCGTTCCGCGAGGTCGCCCGACGCATCCGGGTCAACCAGGGAGAGGTGTAGCACTGCGCGCGGGAAACTGCTCATGTCCACGCCATGCGCCAGGTCACCGGCCTGGTCCTCGCGCGGAGGGTGCAGCGCCAGAAGGTCGTCCCAGTCGAGGTAGCCGACCTGCGAGAGAGTCACCGAGTCGACCGGTTCAGGGGGTGAATCGCGCAGCTCGTCGAACTTCGCGGCCGCCGCCAGCGCGGGTGAGCGTTGGCCGAACCGGATGCCGCCAGCAAGCGCTTCACGCCTAGCCGCGTCTTCGGCGTCCTGCATGGCCGTGACCAGGGACTGCTCGTACTCGCCCGGGTAAAGGGCGACCGTTTCTGTGCGGCGGTGACTAGTCATGTCTCTCCTGCTCGGATGCTCGGGTGAGCAGGGCGGGCGCCCCGAGCAAGAACGCCCGCCCCACGCGTCGCGTCAGGCAGCCAGGACCGCGTCCTCGACCCGAGGGCCGATGACGCCGAGGGTCTGCATGACAGTCAGGGGCGCGAACTCGTCCGTGCCTCGAGCGGCCTTCGACTGCAGGCCGGCCTCGACCGGGTAGATGTCCACGACGTCTCCGCTGGCGAAGTCATTGGCGGGCTCGATGCCGTAGCCGAACACGAGGTAGCCCTCGTTGCCCTGGGCGAGCGCGTCGTACACGGCGTTCGCGTCGCCGCCAGCGTTCTGCGGATCGTAGGTGTAGGACAGTGGCGCGATCGACCACTGCTCACGGCCCATCCGCTGGAACGTCTGACGGGAGCAGAACCGACGCGACTCACCGGTGTTCTGCGTGCCGGTCGCGCCGTCCCAGTCAGGCATCAGGTAGCAAGAGATGTCAGTACCGGCGTTAAGCGCAGCGGCGGACGGCGAAGACAGGCTGGCGATCGTCGGAACGAACACCACCTTCACGTTGCCCTCGGCCTGGACGCTCTCGGGAATGGAGACGGTCATGAGATCGAGCCCTCCTTGGGATCGCTGGCGGGCTCGCCGCCGTTGGGGGTGGGGTCCGCCTTCTTGGCGGTCGCCGCGGCCTTCTTCGCCACGGTGGTCTTGGGCTTGGCGGGAACTTCCTCGCCGCCGGGACGGGTGGCCGACTTGTCAATCTGGGTCAGGTCGCCGTACACGCGGCGCACGTTGAACTCGCCGAGCACGGGGTGCTTCACGCGCACCTTCTGAACGTCCTGGAACGTCATGGTGACCTCCTGGTCAGATTGGAAGGGTGTAGCGGTCGACGCCGTAGAAGAGAGGGCCGCCGCCTGGGCGCGTGTACGTGTCATCGCGCCGGACCATCTGGTTGTCGTCGGATCGCTTGCAGAGCCCTCTGCCGATGCGCCGACGGTTCAGGTGCTGGCGTGCGCGATCCAGGACCGCCTTGGCCTGCTCGCGCGTCTCGCCCACGCCAGTGAGCTGGAACTCGAGCACGCGGCCATTCGCGCGGCCGTCGAACCGCTCGTCGTTGTCGTAGCCGGGCGACGACCAGAACACGACGTAGGGCAGGGGTACCGCGATGACCTTGGCCGCTTCATCGGCGTCGACCTTGCCGTCGTACACGGTCAGGTGCGGGACTGTCGCCAGGCTCGCCAGGACAACCGCGTCGGTCATCGTCGGCCGCCGATCGCAGCTTCCTCGCCCTCGTCGCCGAGATAGCGCACGAGACTCGGGAGCTCGCGACGCATGGCGGCGCGGTGGTCCATGACTGGTGCGTTGTTGATGGACCCGAACGCCGCGAAGTTCGCGAGGTTGCCCTGCCCCTTCTTGTCGAAGCCGATCTCGAAGCGCAGCAGCCCCTGGCGGTCATATGACACATGAGCCGGAAGGCTGCGCAGGTGGCGGTGGCCCGTCGCGTCCGCAGCCATGCCCTTCTTGATCTTGTTGGCCGCGACCTCGAACACCTTCGGCGCCTGCCGCTGGATCCGACCGGGCGCGCCAGACAGGTCCGCGGCCAGCCGATCAAGCTCGCTGGTGTCCCACTTAGTCATCCGGTCACCTCCACGATCGGCAGGCGCCGCGCGGTGGCCTGAGACTTCTCATGACGTCCGTCGATGGTGAACACACGGCCCGTCATTCCTTCGTCGTCTGGGTTGGCGACGATGGTGACGATGTCCCGCACGGAGACGTCGGCCGATCCTTCGATCGGCAGGTGGAGGGACCGGGCGCCGAGCCGCTGGTCGCGCTCGCCAGCATCGTCAGACACATCGCGATCACGCCGATCCTGGATGCGGCACTTACCCTCGTAGATGATCTCGGTGTTCACGGCCGCGTAGCGAAGTGTCTCCGGATCCATCTCACCGCGGCCGCCGACGATTCGTTCGACGAGGCACGTCGCCGTCATGCGTGCCTCGGCCATCTGGCGGAGTTCGAGCAGGACAGCCTGAAGCTCGTCGCCGAAAAGGCTCACAACCACTCCTGTGGATCGCGGATTCGATCCGACTGGAAGGCAGGTCGACTGGAGAAAGCCGTCGCACTGGATGCGGGGAGGAGGTCGGCAATCTCTGCTGGCAGGAGAGCCAGCGGATCGGCATTGGCCGTAAGCCCCTCATTTCGGTACGTGATTGAGCCGTCGTCAACACTGCGGGTCTGCGATGTGCGTCCCCACTTAGGGTTGTCGATTTTGCGGATCACGGCTGCGACCTCGACGTCAGCGACTTCGTCAGCCGGGGGTGCGTCGAGACCGATCTGCTGAATTAGATTCAGACCGGCGCGACGAAACGCGGCGGCGATGCTTCGCTCCACGCGATTCAGCCATGCTTGCCACTGAACCGATTCGGCATCGGTGACGGAGGTGGAGCCGCGCAAGGCCACTGCGACGTCCTCCGGCGTTGCGTAGGTCATGGCGACTCCACCTCACTTGTCACTGCTCGGACTTGCTGGACGCGGCCTTCTTGGCTGGCGCCTTCTTCGGCTCGCTGGCCCGGTACCGCTTGGCCTGCTCTGCCGAGCAGGTCACGACGGCACCGGAGGGCAGCGTCACCTTCACTGCGTCGGACATCAGGCCGCGTCGACGTACTTGACGAAGCTCTCGACGTCGGAGTTGACGTAGCCGTACTCCGCCTCGGCCAGGACCGCGACGAGGTTGTTCTCCCACAGGGAGGTCAGCGCGCCGTTGATGGTGACGGTCGCCTCGGTCGAGACGCGGTAGGAGATGCCGCCCACGACGCCCCAGGCGGCCTTGCGGAAGTCGCCGCCGAACGCCTTCGTGGTGCCGCGCCCGACGCCCTCGCCCATGAAGGACGGACGGTTGAGCAGGCGGCCCGGCCGGGCGATGGTCTGCGACGTCGCGTCGGTGGGCAGCTCGGTGTACAGCGGGCGGCCAGTGGTGTCGACCGCGCCCCACAGGTCAGGCTCGAGGGTGTCGTCCAGCCCGAAGCCGGTCAGCTTCTTGCCGTCGTCGACCAGCAGCTTCATGCCAGCGACGAGGTCGCCGTGGATTCCGCCGTTGGCCTGCGTGGAGGTGCCGAGCTCGACCGACTTCGTGGTCGCCGAGAGCGGGTTCTCGAAGGGGCTGGTGCCGGTGCCGTCGCCGCCGACGTCGTAGCCGACCGCGAGGTCGAAGGCGATCGAGAACGCCTCGGCGAGGTACGGGCGGAGCTGGCCGTTGATGTTGCCGGGGTTGGCTCGGACGACCTCCGCCGAGAGCACGGCGATGGCCGCGAGCTTCTTGGGCTCGATGAACAGCAGGTCCATGCCCATTGCGGTGGCGGGCTTCTTGCCACCCTCGCCGACCCAGTTGGCGGTGGGCTTGGTCGTGACGACCGGCACCTTCTGCCCGTTGATGCCGAGCGGCGTCTGGGGAATGAGCTGCTGGAAGACCGACTGGCGACGGGCGTCGTCGAAGATCGGGGCGGACTCGGCGGGGCTCAGGAAGCCCTCGAAGTCCGAGGTCTTGGTTGCGGCGGTGATCGCCATGGTGTCCTCCTAGGACGGAAGGGGCATCAGGAGATGCCGAGCTTGTTCTTGAGTGCGTCCTCGAGCCCGTTGGAGTTGAGCGCGAGAGCCTCGCCGCCCTTGCCGCCCTGGGAGAGGTCTGGGCGGGGGCCGGCAGGCTGGGTGTCCTTCGTGGACGAACGATCCGTGAGGCGGGTCACCTGCTTGAGCAGGACTTCAGGGTCCGAGGAAGTCAGGAACAGTTCGCTGTCCTCGTCGGAGATGCCGTGGATGCTCACGAGGTGGCTCTTGAGCTGGTCGGCGACGAGGTTGGGGAGCTTCGCGATCTGATCGCGGGCCTCTTGCGCCTCTCGCTGCGCCTTCTCGACTGCCGTCTCGTTCGCCTGAGCGATCTTGTCGAGCTGGGCCTTGAGAGCGTCGCGCTCCTTCTCGGCGGCCGATGCGCGGGTGCGCTCAGCCTTGAGGGCCTTCTCGCCGTTCTCGCCCAGCGGCTTGTCGTTGACCGAGGCGTGGGCCTCGTTCCCGACGGCCTGCGGGGTGTTGTTCGTCTGGTCGGACATGATTTCCTCCGTCGCGGGGGATGGCCCGGCGACATCGCGTCGTCGGGAGAATGTGGGGCGTCGGTCAGGACGCGGACCGGCGTGCTCGGCGCTCGCGCACGAGGCGTCGCAGTTCGGCGATATCTGGAGCGGTGGCCGCGGCGGCGAGTTCCTCGCGTCGCTGCTCGCGCCTGCTTCGTCGGCGCTCGGCCCGCTCCACTCGACGCGTCGCCTCAAGTGCGGCGCGACCTCGACCGATCGCCTCAAGGTCGACGACCCATCCGTTGGCGCGAAGCATCTCCAGCGCCTGTTCGCGGTTCTCTGCGTTGGCGTAGATCGACTCGGGCATCAGACGACGGCGGAGACCATTGATGCGTTCCGGCTTGCGCAGCCCCAGGCCGACCTGCTGCTGCGTGAACCGCGAGCGAGTTGTCGATCCTGCGGTCGTGAACTTCAGCCCGTACTCCCGCTCGAGCGGCGATAGAGGCTGGGCGAGCCCCAAGCCTCCGCCGCGCTGCTGGCGGTAGATGTTGACGATCTGGTTGAGGTCAGCGCCGTCGTCGATGGCTTGGGCGTTGGCGCGCGATCCCGCGAACTTGATCCGCCCAGCCTCGTCGAGGCTGTCGTAGTAGGCGCGAGGATCGGTGGTGAGGTCCCCGGCCACGTTCTCCCGAGAAGGGATATGCCTACAGTCGCAACCAGGGTGGCGCTGGAAACCGGCGGACCACCGGTAGAAGCGTCCAGCAAGGATGACGCAACGCGAGCAGGACGGAGGATTGAGCATCCGGACGTACCCGGTTCGGGGGCGTGTCACGATGCCGACGCCCGCCGCTGCACGGGCAGCGTCCTGGATCTGGGTGACAACCATCAAGGCTGTGGCCGCAGAGGAGGAGGCCTGCTCGAACAATGACTCGAGTGGTCTGCCGTCCATCGCCGTGCCGGCGAAGGCTGTCGCAGGGGCCACGGCGGCGACGGGGTCCACCGAGATGCCCTGCTCGGCGAGCATCGGCTCGATCGAGTCGATGGCATCCTGCGCAGCACGGAGCTGGAACATGGCGACGATCTCCGCGATGCGGCGAGCGTCGCGCCAGTCGCCGCGGCGCATGAGGGCGAGCGCAGCGGCAGTCAAACGCTGCTGACGGCCGTAGTGCTCAGCCGCTGATTCCAGCATCCGGCGTGCCCGCGATCGGCCTCAGGATCCGCTCGAACAGGGCGTCCTCGGATTCGGCCTCGAAGTAGGCCCGCTCCTTGGCCTTGCGCGCCTCGGACCAGCCCAGTTCGTCCCAGTAGCCCTCGCGGGACAGAACGCCAGCCGCGCGCCGCTTGGCGAGCGCATCTTCGCGCTGGGACATGGCCGGGGTGGCGGGATCGAAGTAGTCGACGCGGACCCGGTTGCCCTCGACGTCCTCGCCAGTCGCGAAACGCAGGGCGAGGGCACCCATCCAGCCGAGCACCATGCCCTCGGACTCGTTCTTGTCCTCGACGTAGTTCACGAGGTCGTTCTCATCGGCCCGGATCGCGCCCTCGGCGGGCGGGTTGACCGATGTGATCCCGAAGTAGCGGGCCGGGAAGCCGTAGGAGAGCGCGGCCTGCTTGCCGTAGATCTCCAGCGCGGTCTCGAAGTTCTTCAGGTCGGCCGCGGTCAGCTGGCCCACCTTGCCGGCCGGGTCGGTGATCGTGTGGATCGCATCGAAGTACGCCTCGAACATGGGGGTCGGCTTGCCGTCGGCGCCCACGAACTCCTCGGGCTTGACGCCGGCCATCCACATGCGCGGGATCCCGTGAGCCTCCTGCGCAAACTGCAGGTTGGTCAGCGAACGGGCGACCGAGTCGGTGAGTCCGATGATGTCCGTCAACTCGGACTCGCCCTCGAAGCTGTCGGAGATGCGGTTGTTCACGTCCATCAGCACCGGCACCCGCCCGAGCCCGTGCTCGTCGCGGTCGACCTCGTACCAGCGCCCGTCGGCGCCTTTCGCGGTCCAGACGGTCACCTCGGGCAGGTAAAGGGTCACGTTCGTCGGCCCCACGCCCTGCTTGTCGACGCCATAGAACCGCGCAGCGGCCGTCATCTCCTCGCGGCGGATGTCGACCTTCGCTTCCATCTCGCGAGGGGACTCAACGCGCACGAGCGGCAGGTCCGGGTTCTTCTCGTTCGTGCCGACCGACAGAAACGCGCGCCCCGAGACGTACTTGTCGACGCGGAACATGCGCGTCTGCGCGGACAGGTTCGACGCGTCCCAGATGGCGCGCAGGCGCTGGTCGGCGACCTCCTCGCCGGGCAGGATCATGGCGCGAACCTTCTGGCGGCCGGCAATCGTGCGCACGACCACGCGCGGCCAGTTCGCGACGACAAGGAACCGGCGCATGTCCGGGGGAATCGCCATCCCCAGTTGCTCGATCCGCTGCTTGAGCCGGTAGTACCGGTACAGGCGCTCGTCGGCGAGGTAGCGGGCGTCGTGCTGCGCCTTGAGCTCCTCAATGAGGGCGATCTCGGAGGGTGTGAGTGCCACGCGCCCTCCTTGTAAGTCAGCGGGGAAGTCGGAAGTAGGTTGGTCCGGCGTCGACGGCCCAGCCGGCAGCACGCGAGTCCGAAGCGGCTTCGTGGGCGAGCACGTCAGCCATGAGCGCGTCGATCTTCTGGTGCTCTGATGGCTTGCCGAGGATGAACTTGTCGCCAGGCTTGGCGAGCTTGCGTGCGTTCAACGCGTGGGTGCGGGTTGTCGGGCAGTCGTCGTGCGTCGTGGCGTTCTCCAGCAGGTCGGTGTAGTACCGATCCAGAGCGGGGAACATGCGCCCAATCGAGTTCGTCGGCCACTGGATGACCGTGTCTTCGCCGTGCTCGAGTGACCACTCGTCGGCCTGGGTTTCCCAGTGGCGGGGGTCGACGTACATGCGCGAGACCGCGAACCGGTCGAACAGCTCCGCAACCGCAGCCTGAACCTCGCTGCGCGGGATGCGCCCGTTCCACTCGGCCGGGTTCCAGATCGTCGGACGCTCGTCCGGGCCATAGGTGGGCGTGAAGCGGTGCCCGTCGATCGTCTCTGCCCGCAGCGCCGTCCAGTCGCCGGAATACGACCCGTCGAAGCCGAGGCAGACCTTCGTCCCCAGCGCGACGCCCGTGCGGGTCTGAGCGGTCCACAGCGGGTCGTCCAGAAACGCTCCGAGGCCCTGCACTAGCCGGTTGCCGAAGAACCGCTCAGCTTGCGTCGGATCGGTCTCGACCAGTTCGTCAGCCTCGGGGTCGATGGCCGAGGGCGGGTCGACCCAGGGCGAATCGGCGTACACGTGCAGGTGAATCTTCGCCCGGTCGCGCTTCTTCTTGTAGTCCAGGTCGACCGGAGGCTTGCGGTAGTACCGGAAGATGTCAGGCGCCTTGGACTCGAACGCCTGCTGGGCGGCCGAGTTCTCCATCGGATCCCACGGGTTCGTCAGCTCGATCGTGCGACCCTGCATCGCTGCGATTCCACGTCGCATCGTCTGCCACGTGTCGAGCACCTTGTTCGACGAGGTGTAAAGCCCGGACTCATCGCCGAGGCCGCCCGTGAGGGGCTGGCCAAGCTTCGACTTCGCAGCAGCCGACAATGGGATGATCTTGCCGCGGTTCGGGGTTCGGATGAAGCCCTCGCGCACGTGGACGAACTCCGACAGCGGACCCGAGTGGATCATCGTCTGCAACGGCTCGTAGACGTTCTGCGTCTGCGTTTCCGCGTAGGCGAGCAGGCCGATCAGCGACTTGCGTCGCGGCTGGCCCATCGCCTCGCCGACCTCGTACTCGTACTCCCATCCGCACGAGCAACCGTGGGCGGAGCACTCGTACACCTCGCCACCCTTAGCCCAGCCGGCGAACAGCGTCGGCCCGACAGCCTCCGCCAGCACCATGCCGGCACCCCAGGGCGACTTCCCGCACTTCTGCGGCCCGACCACGACCGAACGTCGGTAGTGGAACGGGGCCAACAGGCGCCGAGGATCAACGACCGCGTCGGGCTCAAGTCGGTAGTGATTTGCAGTGCAGTAGAGCTGCCACCCGTTGAAGGACAGCGGCTCGCCCTCGTACACGCCACCCGGGACTCGGCAGTGGTGCTCGATCCAATCCGTGACCAAGAATCCAAGGCTGTGCAGCGGGTCGAAGTCCAGTGAAAGGTCGTCACTCATCGTCGTACAAGGCGAGGATTTCTTTCGCCCACTGAACCAAGTCAGATGGCCGCTGACCCTTCGGTTGGCGAACCACCCAAAGCTCGAGGTTCTCAGGGCGGTTGTCGTCCTTCACGCCGTTGATGTGGTGAACCTCTTCGCCTGGCAGAAGTGGGCGACCAAGCGTCGCCTCCATCACGACAATGTGCTCGCGCACCCAGCCGCGAGAGGACCTGGGGTGATCAAGTTTGATCCGGACGTACCCATCGCGCGGGTTTACGTATCTCGTCGCCGACTTGTCGTAGGACTTGATGGCAAGACCGCCCGGATCCCCAGAGGCAACGAAGCGCCGGTAATGGGGACCGCAGAACGACCGAGCAACGTGTGGGCGATCGCAACCGTCCAGTGAACAGGTCGATCGCGTCCTCGCGGGCGGCGCATTGGTCGTGCCGCGACGCTTCACGCGCATGGCGTGCATTCCGCAGAGCCCCTTATTGCTCGCTGCCTTTTCGCACCCGCTCACGGCGCAAGTAGTGTTAGCCATGTCGACTCCAAACCAGTCGGCCACACCCCCGGGCGATGCCAGTCGTCGCGGGGGCCTTGCCTTTAGTTTAGTCGCCATTGCCGGCGACCGCGGCGAGTCGGTTCCGAGACGACGACCTCGGGGGCTCGGAACTGGCCGCCTTCTCAGCAGCCTTCGCGGCCACCTGATCAACAGCGACCTTCCAGCCCATCTCGGCGAGGCCCGCGGTCGTCATGCCGATCTGATCGGCGAACCGGTGCAGCTGCCCTAGCAGCGCGGCTCCCGCCTCAGGATCCTCGCAACGGACAGTCAGGCGAGTCCACATCGCCACGGTGCGGATGCGCCACTGCTCCGACGGCATCGACCACGCGCACGCCTGAGGGGAGCGCCACGCCTGCGTCCACACCTCGAGTTCACGAGGCGACGCCCCGGGCAGCGGGAACTCCGGAATCGGTCCTGCGTAGCCGGCAGACGGGAGGGCCGTCAGCGAGAAACCTCGACGGTCAGAGCGTCCGGACTCCTCACTGGGAGGCGG